TAATGACCCCGAAAAACGCCAAGTGTTCATTAACACTACTTTGGGGTTGCCGTATGAAAATACCGGGGAAAATATCGCAAATGAGTATTTAACGCGCCGCGCCGAAATGTACAACGCACAAGTACCAAACGAAGTACTGCAGCTAACAATGGCTGTTGACGTACAAAAGACACGCCTCGAATATGAGGTGCGCGGTTGGGGCAAAGGCGAGGAAAGTTGGGGTATCGAATATGGCCGTATCGAAGGCCCGACAACAGAACTTGACAGTAACGATGACGATTTTCCAAGCGTTTGGAAGCGTTTAGATGAACTGCGCGTCAAAGGATTTTCCCGCGAAGACGGCCACGAAATGCGTATAGCGTGCGTTATGATTGACAGCGGCGGAATAGACGCCACAACGGATACCGTGTATAAATTCACCCTGCCACGTGAACGTATGCGCGTATTTGCGTTAAAAGGAAGCAGCCAATCGGCCAAGGAAATATATAACAAACCGCACAGAAAAACATTTAACAAATGCGCGCTGTTCATAGCCGGAACTGACAAGGCTAAAACGCTCATATACGACCGCTTGAAAATTGAGGAACCCGGCCCCGGATACTGCCATTTTTCGGACGACGAAAGCAGCGGATATAACGCCGCGTACTATGCCTCGCTAATAAGTGAGCGGCGGCTGATGAAATACCACAACGGCTATAAAAAATTGTATTGGTGGAAACCCAGAGACGCTCGTAATGAGGGATTGGATTTGTTCGTATATAATCTTGTCGCCATAAGGTTCCTGAACCCGAACTGGGACGCGCTGTCATCACGATACAGACTATCAACGGCAGGAGCAACGCAAAAACCCTCAACACCCAAAATCAAAACCCCACGAATTAAACGCCCTGAAGGAATAAGCCTGAGCATATAATATATAGAAACAACCCCGTAAAAATCGCGTATTCACGCCATATAATATTAACTGCCAAAAAATAATTTTTTCCGCATACTTCCACAAAGCAACACGCATATTACAATAAGAAATTTATAATCTGATAGGATGGACCATGACAAGACAGGAAAAAATTCAAGAAGCGCAGCAAATGCGCGGTCTTTACATTAAGGCTGAAAAGGCTGTTTTGCAGGGCCAATCCTATAATATTGGCGGTCAGTCGCTGACCCGTGCAAACCTAACGGAAATCCGAAAGGGGCGTGACGAATGGCAGGCCGTAATAGATAATTTATTAGGCGGACGCCAAATAATTAGACGTATTATACCGGTAGAAGATTAAATGATAACAAAAACGAAAGCCACTCGCCACAGCGCGCTTCGCGCACAAAGGCGCCACGCCGTTCAAGCGCTTGCCGGCTCGCCGTTTACCGGCGCGAGCGACAAACGCTCGCTTGTTGATTGGTTCACATCATCCGGCAACGCGGACACAGAATTACAATCACTGCAAACCCTTCGGAACCGCTCACGTGATTTGGTACGCAACGCTCCTGCGGCGAAAGGCGCTATCGCCAAACTACTCTCCGGTACAATAGGTAAAGGTCTGCGTTTGCAGTCGTCAATTGACCGCGATTTTCTGCGCCTCTCCGAAACGCAAGCGCAGGAATGGCAGGAACAAGCACAGCAAGAATTTAGAATTTGGTCAGAAAGCAAAGATTGTGATTTTATGCGGCAGCTTAATTTCTTTGGACTGCAACGCTTAGCTTATACGTCCAAACTTACGAGCGGCGACACATTTATATTACTGCCGTATAAAGAGCGGCCTATGATGCCTTATGATTTGCGAATTCAAATTATTGAGGCCGATCGTGTCTGCAACCCCAACGATGCAGCTGATACCGCCCAAATTGCCGGAGGAATCGAGCGGGACGATAACGGCGTTCCCGTTGCAATATATATAAGAACGCCGCATCCGGGCGCGGTGCTGTTTGATGTTAAAAATATCGCCCCGGTATGGCAGCGTGTTCCTTTTTTTGGCCGTAAAACCGGACGAAGAAACATCATACACCTAATTGATATCGACCGTATAGGCCAAGTGCGGGGCGTTCCGGTGCTGTCGCCGGTAATTGATACGCTCAAACAAGTCAGCCGGTACAGCGAAGCCGAATTGACAGCTGCGGTAGTTAACGCGATGCTGTCGGTATTTATCAAGCGTCCATCTGAAGACATCTTTGCGGGCGCACCATATAATGAAGATGGCAGCGAAAAGGAAGAACCGTGGAACGACCCGGATAATTACCGTCTGGGGGCTGGTACGTGGATAGAGGGTGCGCCCGGAACGGAACTTCAAACTGTTACCGCAAACCGGCCAAGCAGCCAGTACGATCCATTCTTTTTGGCGTGTATGAAACAAATCGGTATGGCGCTTCAAATCCCGTTTGAGGTTTTAATAAATCATTTTTCGTCGTCATATTCAGCGAGCCGCGCCGCGCTTCTCGAATTCCACGAAAGCGTAATCATCAGCCGCGATGAATTCACGAATAGTTTTTGCCAGCCAATATACAATGAATTTCTCACGGAGGCTGTGTATAAGGGCAGGATTAGCGCTCCGGGATACCTGACAAACCCCGATATAAAACTTGCGTACAGCGGAGCGTATTGGGTTGGTTCGGGGTTGAAGCAACTTGATGAAGTAAAGGAAACAACAGCGGCCGCGCTGCGCATAGAGAAAGGTTTTTCGACAATTCAACATGAGGCAAGTAAACTAACTGGCCTTGATTACAAAGATATTGTCCGCCAGCGCGCACGAGAAAAACAAATCGCCGCGCAGCACGGATTATCGGGAGAACATAATTCGGCTTATAATCATTATAATAAGGATAACGAAGAGATAACGGAAGGGAATGGCACAAAATGAGCGATAGAGTACCAATAAATGTCTTGAACGCTATTTATACAGGCCGATGGGCAATTATACCTGACAGCCTTAATATATTGGTGTCAATAGCCAATCGGACACATTCCGACATTGAAGCCGTATTATCGAAGCCCGCAGAATTTTGTGACAGCGGCAATATACTGATACGTGATGGGGTAGCAATATTAAACATATTCGGCCCTATAATTCCCCGTGCAGATATGTTTACTGACATAAGCGGGGCCGTGAGCATTGAAACGCTGGCGCTGCGCTTTGGCGAAGCGCTCGGCGCAAAGGATATAAAAGGTATCGTATTAAATATTGATAGCCCAGGCGGAAATATTACTAATGTACACGAATTTGCCAATCAAATATACGACGCCCGCGGCACGAAGCCCATAATAGCATACACTGGCGGATTATGTGCTTCCGCCGCATATTGGATTGCATCGGCGGCTGATAAAATCATTGCCGATAAAACAGCGTCCATCGGTAGCATAGGAGTGGTCGCCGCATGGACGGATGACAGTAAAGCTCGCGAAAAAGCAGGGCTTACAGACTATGCAGTGGTATCGTCACAATCCCCAAACAAACGGCGAGATTACACGACTAAAGACGGCCTCGCAAAATTACAAGTGGAATTAGATTCACTCGCGGATATATTCATTGAAAATGTAGCACGTAACCGCGCCACAAACAGCGAGTTTGTATATGAAAACTATGGCAAAGGCGATATGATGCTTACCACTGAAGCTATAAAAGTTGGCATGGCTGACGACCTCGGATGTTTGGAAAGCGTAATCAGTGATATTATTGGCAATGCGATAAGTACTAAAATATCCATAAAATCTAAACCCACTTTAAAAGGAGCGGTTGTTATGTTCAACGGTGAAAATAAGCGCAAAAAACGCGCAGAGGACGACCCGGAAGACGACGAAAAGCAAGACGGCGAAAATCAAGAAGATGAAGAGCAAAACAACGATGCAAAGGGCACTGTTGACCCTATGGCATCGTTGCTTTCATCTGACCCGGCGCTTTTCAGCAAAATCAAACAAGTTGGGGTAGTCGAGGAACGTAACCGTATCAAGGCAATACATGATATAGGTATCGTTTGCGGGTATTCCGACGCTGTCAAGTCGGCGATGTTTGACAACCCCATATCGGCGGCTGATTTGGCTCTCCAAATTGTCAACTCGGAAAAGAACGCACGGGTATTGGCGGCAACCAATTATAAGGCGGACGCCGGGAATATACCCGATGTTTCCGCCAGTTCCGCCGTTGATATCAGTGACAATAAAGATAACAATTTATTAGCCGCAATGGTGGCAGGTTTTAAGTCCGCTGGCGGCAAGGAGGTAAAATATGTCGTTTGAATTAGGGGTAACAACCATTGGGCGGCTGGAACGCCCGTCGATTATTGCGGGTGATTTTCCCCGCGTAACGGCAGAGGTGACAGCTGGAACGTCAGATATAGCGTTTGGGAGCATAGTCACAATAGATGGTGACGGAACCGCTGTACTGATAGACGATATTCCCGCCGTTGATGATGACCCGCCTGTTACGCCGTTTGTTTACGGTGTAGCCGCTGAGGATATAGCGGCTGGCAGTGTTGGCGTAGTGTGGCTGACGGGTGAATTTGTCGGGCCGCGTCTTGTAATCGGCAGTACAGACCCCAGTGCAAGTTGGGAAAATTACAAGGCTCGAGCACGCATAGTATCAATATTTTTCAAAGACGCTTCTTTAGCGTCAAACCATTAAGGGGGTAATATTTATGGACGGAATGACAAATATTTATGAACCAAGAATGATGATTCAGGCGCTGCAGCAGGTGGCGATACCGAAGCGCTTTTTTCATTCTAAATTTTTCCCGATTACGCGGACGCATACCACCGAAACGGTTGAATTGGACGTGAGAAAAGGAAAGCGCAGGATTGCCGTTTTTGTGAATCCGATAAAAGGCGGTAGGTTAGTCGAGCGCGAAGGCTTTGAGACAAAAATTACGCGCCCGGCCTATACCAAAGAGAAAACGTCTTTGCGGCCGCAGGAAACGATAGCCCGTTCCTTTGGCGAAAGCCCCTACAACGCAATGACACCGGCGCAACGTGCGGCTCAGGCGTTGGGTGAAGACTTGGCGATGCTTGATGAGCGCATAGTACGGCTCGAAGAAAAGATGTGCGCCGACGCCTTGCTCACCGGAAAAGTAATAGTTAATGGCGACGGTTGGGATGCTGAGGTTGATTTCGGGTATGAAATGGGAAAACACAAAATAGTGTTGTCAGGCACAGATTTGTGGAGTGACCCAAATTCTGATCCGATGCACGACCTTGATAATTGGCGGCGGAACACGGTACAGAGATGCGGCATTGCACCGGATATGTGCGTACTCGGCAGTGATGCGGCGTTCGCGCTGATAGATAATGCTAAAGTAAAGGAGCGGCTGAACATCCTCAACTATCAAATGGGGCGCGTTACGCCGAAAGATTTGCCTGAAGGGATAAGTTATTTTGGTGAGCTGTTTCTGCCGTCTGGCGTACTTTCGCTCTATTCCTATGACGAGTGGTACAACGACCCGGCAACTAATACAGATGTACCTTTAGTGCCAAACAACAAAGTCTTGTTGGGTAGCACCGCAGCGCGGGCAGAATTCAATTATGGGCTGATTCAGAACCACTATTCGTTGGAAGCTGCCCCGCGCTTTCCGCATTCGTGGCAGGAACAAGACGGTTCAGCCCGATACGTGCAATTGGAATCCGCACCAATGCCTAATCTATACCAGGTTGACGCTTTTACAGTTGCGACAGTTCTTTAATCTTAATTAGGGCGGCGAAAACCGCCCGCTATGGAGGATGGAAATGAATGTAAAAATTACAAATGGGCCGATACGGCACGACAAAATTTACCGAAATGTTGGCGATGTGCTTACGGTTGACGACGCTGCTGGTAAACGCCTAATCGACCTTGGAGTAGCTGAGGTTACGGACGCGAAGCCCGCCGTAACAACGCCCCAAGAGGGTCAACAAATCGCCGCAAATGCCACGCAAGGCAGCGGCAAGGAAAACCCTGATGAAGAGGGAGACGGAGAGGGGGAAGGCGTTGAAGTTCAGGAGATAACGGATATTGACGCCATGTCGAAAGACGCCATTGCTCAAGAGCTTTCTATTCGGGGGATAGGCTACAAATGTAACGCGCCACACGATAAACTTGTTGAACTGCTGAAAAAGGCCATTGATACAAATGGATAAAATGGATAGCGATTTCAAGGCGCAAATACGTGAAGACTTTGCCGATGTTCTTTTGAATTTGGAAGAGTTCGGGCGTATTTGCACTTGGAATGGCACACCGTTAAAAATTGCAGAGGACGCCGGGACATTAAGTCAGGACTACAGGGCGCAGGGCGTAAATACTAATAAAAAGATTATTTACTGCCGTGATATTGACCTTGTACCAAAGCCAACAGTTACGGAACAAGTATTATTTGATAATGAAATGTGGAATGTTGCTGATGTAAAAACGCCGTTTGGGTATTTAATTATAACGTTAGAAAGGGTGGCCGCATATGATTAATATGTCTACGGAATTAGTTAATCATCCGGCCATCCAGCGGTTTGTCAGGGAATGCCCGGAACGCTTTACGGATATACAAGAGGTTGCCATAAATAAGGCCGCCGCCCGGATTCGTTACCTTGTAAAACGTGAAGTACCCAATAAATGGGGCGTTAAAAAAGAGGAAATGAAAGATTTCAAGCTTAAAAGGGCGTTGCGCAGTCAAGGCCACCTTACGGCGGCAGCAATTTTACGCGGGAGTAACATACCGTTATTTAAGATTCAAAGTACAGCACCAAGAACACCAATGGTTGGCAAAACATCAGGCGGTATGAGTACCATGTTAGCTGGGCAAAGCCACACATTTAAACATTCATTTGTGGCAATGATGAAAAGCGGTTATACAGGTGTTTTTGAACGCGCCGGAGAGAAGGTAGTACCTAAAAAAGGAAGATACTATGGGAAATTGCGTAAAGATGGTAAACCAATTGAACGTCAAGTGATAAAAGAAAAATTTACATCGTCAGTAGCAGGTCTGGCAGCTTCGGAAAAGACTGATATACCTAAAAATATCGCTCCAATGATACAAGAGGAATATGAAAACCACTTTGTCCGCGAAGCTGAGGCTTGGCTTAGCTTGTTGGGGGCAAAATGAGATCACCATTTTTTCTGTTGGAAGATATAGTCGAGGAACTCATTGCAGCTTTTAAGGGTTTCGAGTTTGACGGTAAAGGAGATACCGTATCGCCAAATATATGGATTGGTCACGTGCCGCCGAAAAAGTCAATGCCTGTAGGAAGTGATAATAAAGAAACGTCTACGGAGAATAAAGAAAAATCCGGTGATCCGCCATTTTTGGTAGTCCGGTATTTAGAAGATGAAGAAAAAGACGATAAAAACGCCAAAATATTAGAGGCTAAAATAGGTATATTGTGCTGTGTTTATAGCAAAGATAGCTATACCGAAATAAAATCCGGCTATAAAGATATAATGAATATGGCTGATAGAGTGTATTTGACACTCGTTAAAAAAAGATTTTGGGTAAAAACATGGTGGTTGGATGATAATATTAAACGGAAATATGGTTTAGAAAAAGAATTATCGTCAATATATGAAGCGGGAGCGCATGAACACCCATATTACGGGGCTGCTGTAGTTGCTAATTTTAAAGCGGCTGCTATTGCGCGACCTAATGAAGTTATAACTCAATAGAAAGGAGCATTAACAATGTCAGAAGAAAAAAACACGGCTACGGAAACAAAGCCGCAAAAGAATCCATCTGGGCGTTCTGGCGCTATTCCAGCGGTCGTAAAAAAAGCGCCAAGTAGAGTAATATATTTGGGGCCGACAATTATTGATGGGGCTTTCGTGTTGAAAGGTAACTCTATCTACAGTAATGGATTGCCGCCCGATGTTACTAAGCGCGTAGAGGCTGACCCAAGCTTGGCAAAGTTGTTTGTCCCTGTCGGTAAGGCCGCAAGCGCGATGAATAAGTTGTCCGACATAAATTCAAATTTGTCGGATATAAACAAAAAAGTAAGAAGCGATTATCTCAATCGCAGAAAGAAGGGGGTTAAATCATGAGTGTAGATTATGGAATAGTCGTTAATCAAATACCCACATCGCTTGTGCCGCCTGTCAGTGTTGACGGGTCGCTTCCAATGGCGTTTGGCTGCGCCCCGATTCACCGCCTTGGCCCGGAAGAGAGAGCAAAGGCGATGCCTGGTAAAATAGTGTTATGCTATTCGGATGCCGAAGCCGGACAGAATCTCGGAATTCAGGCGGCCACGGACGAATTCGGGAAATGGGGTCTCAGCGAAGTGGCTTTTAGTTCGTTTACGCTGTATGGCAAAGCCCCGGTAATCTTTGTCAACGTGTTCGACCCCACGAAGCATTTCTTGTCAAAGGCTAACGAGGCGGTCGAATTTTTGGCAAGTTCGGCCACGTTGAGTATCGCGGACTTGCTTGACCGTGTTGAACTAACGGATAATCAGAGTACCGCCTACATCGAGGGCGTAGATTATTCCATTAACAGGATAACGGCGGTAATAAGCGTTATAGAGGACAGCTCTCTCGAAGCGGCAATTACCGGTGGCCGGACGTTTACGGTGTCTTATGATTACGCCGCGCCGGAACTTGTAACCGCTGATGACGTTATAGGCGGCTATGACTTAGTGACGGGTATTACCACGGGCCTTGAGCTTGTCGAACAGGCATTCCCGCGATTCAGGATGGTGCCGGGAATATTGCTTGCGCCTAATTTCTCGCAGGACGCGACAGTAGCAATGATTATGGCGGCAAAGGCTGTCGGTATTAATGCGGTATTCAATGCGGTGGCATACGCCGATTTACCAACGGACACGGTTACAAAGTATACCGATGTGCCGACGTATAAGGCGAGTAACGGGCTGACAAGCGAGAATTTATATCTCTGTTGGCCCAAAGTTCAGGTCGGTGAACGCCAAATGAATCTTGCAACGCACGCTGCGGGAGTTACAGCTGCAGAAGACCGGAAGCGCAACGGTATACCTTACAGCAGCCCGTCAAACAAAAACGTCCAATGTCAGGCGGTCGTTATAGCCGATGGAATGGAAATTTCTCTCTCTATTCCGCAAGCCAACTTTCTGTACGGTAACGGCATAGCGACAGTATATAACTTCACAAATGGGAATCAATTGTGGGGGTCATATACCGCTGCATATCCCGGCAACACTGATTCAAAAGATTCGTTCCTGTCAAGCCGCCGAATGTTGGCTTGGTACGGTAATAGACTTGTATTGACATGGTGGAATAAAGTCGGTGAACCCAATAACCGTATTTTGATACAGACTATTGCAAATAGCGAACAAATAAATCTTAATTCGCTTGCGGCAGTTGGGGCCTTGGCTCCGGGAAGCAGTATTACGGCGCGTGAGGACGAAAACAGCGTCATGTCATTGATGGCTGGAATGCTTACGTTCCACGTGATGCTGGGGCTGATTATGCCTGCACAGAAAATTCAGTTTAATCTAGAATTTGACCCTTATCTCTTACAGAATTTATTCACGTAAGGAGGAATAACCAATGAATGTACCTGAAATGTTAATTAATTATAGTATGTTTTTGGACGGAAGCCGCCAGCTCGGAACGGTAGATATAACACTGCCTAATGTTCAAGCCATGACGCAGTCCGTTCAGGGAGCAGGTATTGCCGGTGTTGCGGAGGTACCCGTACTTGGACACACACAAGATATGGTGATGACCGTAAACTTTAGGGTCGCTACGGCGGAGGTGCGCCTGTTATTACCGCAGGATTATCACCATATTGAATTCTGGGGTGCTTTGCAGGGGCTTGACTCCGGAACGGGAAAGTTAGCAGTCACCGACCACAAAGTGATTGTTAAAGCCATGGTAAAAGGCGATAATCTCGGTACACTTAACTCTGGCGAACTTCAGAATCGGTCGCTGGAATTTAATGTCGTTTATCTTAAAGAGCTTGTTGGGGGTGAGCTTATAAGAGAAGTTGACAAGTTTAATTTCATCTACTATATCGGCGGCCAGGACTTGCTGTCAAGCGTTCGGTCGGCAATAGGTATATAATTTAACGGCTCTGTTTAAGCGGGGCCATTACTATTAACAGATTGAGAGGTTATTATGGAAGCAGAAAAAGTAATGCAGGAAAAAGTAATACGAGATATAGCCGATCACAACAAGGCTAAATTCACGTATAAGTTATCCCATAAAGTTAAAGTTGCTGATAAAGAATACAGCGAACTAACTATAGACTTTGAAAAATTGACAGGTGCGGATATGGAAGCTGTAGCAACGCTGTCAAATGAAGGCAGCGCTAATTTTAGTGAGTTTTCAAAGACATATTTGATGAATATAGTTGCTCGTGCGGCGAATATTACAATCAATGAAATGCGTCATTTTCCAATTGCCGATTGCACGGCATTGACGCTACGGGCGCAAGCTTTTTTACTGGGGGCGGCTTCAGAAGCCATTTAGAATTGATGGAACTTGTAGTTCGTCTCTCGCGAGTTACAAGTACATCGATTACTGTGTTTTTGGAGTTGCCTGTAATGCGGTTGAATGTTTGGGCAAAAGTTGTTGCGGGTGTAATTAAAGCGGATGGGGTAAGTCATGGCTAATCTAAAAAAAACTTTTGAATTGGCTTTTGCGATAGGCGGCAAACTCGATGCGTCATTTAAAACGGCGCATGGTGAGGCCGCCGCGCAAATAGAAAAGCTATCAAAAAAGTCTTCAGAAGCTATGGCTTTCAAAAAGTTACAAAGAGAACATAACGCTGCCCTGAAAAATTTTACTGACGCTGCCGGTAAAATGAAATCAGAGTGGGGCGGCGTTATTGATTCTGTAGTTGGACCGTTGAAACAGATAGCAACTATAGGCGCGATCGCAGGGGCGGCGGTTTACGGCCTCGCTGCCAAAACTGCGAAAATGGGGGATGACGCTGTTAAAGGAGCCGCCAAAATAGGGGTAACAACTCAAGAATTTAGCAAAATGTCATTTGCCGCTACGCAATCAGGTATGTCTGCGGAATCATTTTTAGGTACAATGAAAAAAATGAATACGATTGTAAACAGCCAAGTAATAGCTGGTAAAACGGACCTGATAATAAGCGGCAAACGCCGTTTAAGCCTAATCGATGAAAACAAGCGTGTAAAAGACAGGGCGAGGATATTGCTTGAATCCGCCGATGCGTATACCAAACTAACCAGCGAAACCGAAAAACAGATGTTGGCGACGTTTATGTTCGGTAAAGCCGGAACTGAAATGATACCTATGCTCGAACAAGGAAGCGCCGGAATAGGTAAACTCATGAAAGACGCGGAACGGCTTGGAATTGTTTTTGACGACGTTTCCGGGCAAAAAGCGGTAGCATTTAGCAGTAGTATGACCGATCTTAAAGCCGCCGCGCAAGGATTAGCTATATCTATCGGAAAGCAGTTACATGAGCCGCTAACACGTGTTAATGAGGCTATTGTAAACTGGGTTGTATCTAACCGAGAATTAATTGAACAAAAAGTTGCTGCATTTATCAGTGATATAGTAAAATGGTTGAAAGAAAACAAGCAAGTCATAATCGGTCTTAAAGATTCCGTTGTTGATTTTGTAAAACAGATTGGAGTTTGGATCGAAAAGAACGGCGGATTGCTCGAAACTTTAAAGAAGGTTGGAAAGGCTTTTTTGGCAATAAAAGCACTTGGATTTGTGTTTGCTATTATGTCCGCAGTTGCCGCTACAGCTACATTTATAGCTGCGTTAGTAAATTTAGTAGTTCAGACAAAGGCGATATTAGCCGCATTCGGCGGATTTAAGGCTGTGGCAGGAGTCATAGCCGGAGTAGCTGCGCCTGTACTTGCTGTTGTTGCGGCGGTTGCTTCTCTTGGTGTTGCTACTTATATGTTAATTAAGCATTGGGACGGCGTTGTTTATTTCTTCAAGAATCTAAAAGATACTGTACCAATATTTATAAATGATTTAGTAAATGAAATTGCGGGATTATTCGGAAAACTGCCTAATTGGATCCAAAATATTGTATCCCCCATAAAAAATATAATATTAGGCCCGATACTGGCGATACAAGCCCTATTATCCGGGAATATAAAGGGCTTTTTGGTGAACTTGGGAAAAACTATTATCAGTTATATATACACTGTACCATTGATTATAGCCAATGCCGGTAATGAGATTATAAAAGCGTTATTTAGTATTGATATAATTGGCGCAGTTAAGGATTGGATTGAACCGGCTGTTAGAGTATTATCAGATACTTTTGACACTACTATAAGCGCGATAAAAAATTTCTTTGTAGCTGGATTTAATAATATTAAATCGGCGTTTGGCGGTGGATTTTTTGAGGGGATATTGGAAGTATTTAAGACTCTTGATAGTGGTATAAAGAACATATTATTTGGTATCCCAAAACTGTTTATAACGCTATCAAATAATATTATAAAAGCAATGACAGGTATAGATATTCTTTCTGTTGTTGGGAATTGGATAAACGGAGTTATTAATATTATTGCTGATGCAATAGATAACATATATAGCGTATTTGCCGGAATAGTGGCTGTTATAAAAGGCATACTGTTAAATATAAAAGGTATCTTTGTTAATGTTATATCATCAATAGGAATATTTTTTACTGGTGAATTTAATAAAATAAAAGAGGCGTTTGAAGCTGGTTTTTTCAGCGGAATCAAGGAAATTATTTTACGTATTCCGACGCTGTTTATTAGGATGTTAAACAATGTAGTAAAAGCGATAGCCAGTATCGACATCATCGGGGCGGTGTCAGCGTGGGCCGCGCCGGTCGTGGGCGTGGTGGCGGACGTATTTGACAGCGTAAAGGCCGTATTTAGTGGTGTAGTAGAGTTTGTTCGAGGCTTCTTTTTGCGCGATTTAATGGGTATTACTGCCGCGTTTGATAAAGGATTTATTTCAGGGATAAACGAGATATTAGGGCGGTTGTTAACATTAATCCCGCGCCTGTTGAATGATGCAATAAAAGCTATTACCGGTATTGATATTATCGGAATAGGCAAAAATTGGATACAGCGTTTTATAGATGGAGTCCTTTCGGCCCTGAAGAATGCAGGTGGTGTGGTTAAAGACGCGGTAAAATCATTGCTTCCTGACAGCGTTGTTAATATTATGAGCGGCGCTACAAAGATGATCGGAAATGCGACTAAAGCTGCAGGAAGTGTGGCTAAGGCGGCGTCAAAAATATTACCGAAATTTGGCGATGGCGGTATAGCTACAAGGCCGTCTATTGTGGCTGAAGATGGCCGCCCTGAAATGGTAATTCCCATGACTAAACCGGCACGGGCCGCTGAACTTATCCGGCAAATCGCTCCGGTATTGCCCGACCTGCAAGTTATACAACAAGTGGCTCCATCACTGCCTAAACAGCCGCTGACGTCTCAAAGCCAATCGCAGCGTGAGTCATTGCCGTTGGAAATATTACGTAACGTTTCAACGACAAACACCACTAACAAAAATGTAAACGGCGGTGCGGTTACGTTTTCGCCGAATATCAACATATCGGGCGGCGGGGGTGATTCTACATCGATTAAGGCGGCTGTCGAAGAGGCTCTCGCAAAGGCGCAAGCTCAATTCGAACGTTGGAGTATTCAGCGAGAAAATAATCTTAAAAGGGTGGCGATGGCATGAAGTGGACTACTGTAACCAAACAGGGTGATACGTGGGATATGCTCGCGCTTCGGGCTTATGGCAGTGAGCATTTAGCCTATACGCTGTTGCAAGCTAATCCGGATTATATGCGCACAATACTTTTACCTGCTGGATTAACACTTATAGTTCCGCAGCTTCCAGTTGGTAAAACAAGTTCACCTTTACCGCCGTGGGCAAGGAAATAATACTATGGCACGTGAAGTAATTATAGAATTAACGTATGATAATGTGGATATAACACTTGATGTTGCGCCATTTTTAGAGAGTATACGCTATGTTGATCGTACATTACCAAATAAAATGGATGAACTTAGCGTTACTTTTCAGGATGTAGATGATTTATGGCGGTCAGATTGGTTTCCTGACCGTGGGGCAACGCTGGCGGCAAAATTCAAAGCTGTGAATTGGTTTGCTATCGGTGATAGTTTTGAACGTGATTGTGGGAGTTTCGAAATAGATGATTTGACAAGTGTATCAAGTCCATCAAGCACATTTCAAGTATCAGCAATATCAGTTGGAATAACAAATAGTATACGTCGCCAACAAAATACAAAAGCCTGGGAAAATCTTGAAATAAAGCGAATTGCTGAGGATATAGCAGATAAACACGGTTTTGAATTAAAGTGGTTATCAAATTATAACCCTGAAATTGAGCGATGGGAGCAAAAGGGTCAGAGTGATTTATCATTACTAATAGATATTTGTGAGTATGCCGGGCTTATGATTAAGATAACGGATAAATATTTGATTATTTTTCGCGGTGAAGAATATGACGCTGAGAAGCCAGAAGTTACGATAATAAGATCGAATGATACTGTAAAGGTTTGGGAATTTAATGCTAACAGTTCAGATGTCTACGCTGCTGCGGAGGTCAAATACTATGATCCTAAAAAAAAGGAATTAATAGAGTATATATTCTATTCTGATGATGTTCAGGGAGATAAAAAAGATAAAGAAAAAGGTGATATTCCAGATCCCGAAGTTGGTCAAATATTAAAAATAAATCAACGTGTTGAAAGCATTGCTATGGCTGAAGAATTAGCCAAAGCCGCTCTACGCTCAAAGAATATGCGCCAAGTTCGCGGTACTTTAACTACAATGGGGCGGCCTGATCTATTTAGCGGAATGAATATAGAGATATACGGATTTGGGCGTTGGGATAGCGTAATATGGAATGTAGAAGAAATCTCGCACGAATACAGTAAGTCTGGCGGATATAATTCAACTTTAACGTTGCGAGGAATACTTGGATATTAAAGATATTTTCCGCACTGGCGAGGTTGTAGAAACCGATCCTGAAAACTGTCTTGTGCGGGTGAAATTCCCTGACACGGACGAACTTGTAAGCGGTTGGTTGCAGGTAGTACAACAGCAAACGCTCAAAAATAAACATTACTATATGCCGGATATAGAAGAATTAGTTGTATGTATTTTTTTAGGTAATGGGCCAATAGCCGGGTTTGTATTGGGCGCAATTTATAATAAAATTGACACACTGCCATATAATGGGCAGGATACGTACTATACAGAATATAACGATAAAACTCTGTTGCAATACGACCGAAAAACGCACGAAGCTACAGCAAACATTAAGGGTAATGTATCTGTTACTGTTGATGGCAATAATGGCGGTGAAGAGAGCGATAAAGCGGACGGAACGGTTGATATTACAGTAAAAGATGCTATAAAAATCACGGGGAAAAGCCTTACGGTTATTTTTGAAGACGAAAAAACATTGGAGTGTACGGATATTATAATAAAAGCAAGCAATGATATGTCTATTAAAATAGGTGGTAATTGCAGTATGACAGTAACAGGTAATATAGATGTTGAAAGCAACGGCAATATTGACATAAAGTCTACTGGCAACGCAGTTATTGAATCAACTGGAAATATGGACCTTAAATCTGTCGGAAACATGACGGTATCGCCGACAGCAGTTTTAACTATCGGTAAATTAACGCCAGCGGCGTCAGCAACGGGGCCGCTGAACTGTTTGCCGATTTGTTTATTTGCCGGGCCGCCTCACGGCGGGAACACTGTAGCATAAGGAGAAAAAAGATGACAATTAATGCAAGCCAATTCGCCGACGCCTTGTTTGACCGCTTAAAAGATTATATGGGGTTCGCGGGGTTTGATGATAGTCAACTAGGCAGACTTAAGGAGTTTTCGCGCGCCATAGTAGATGGTACAATAGAGCAAATTAAGAACGCCTATATCGAAGGAGATGTAAATATTGATGTTGTGAATAATGATGAAACAGGTGAAGTCGGATATGTTGATATAGAGATATTGGATTCCTTAACAATTAAGGCTAAAAGCATGTCTGTTACGGTTGATAACGAGAAGACAATAGACGCAAATGAAGTTACTATAACAGCAACAGGCGATATATCATTAACAGCAAACGGAAATATAGCATTAACGGCAAGTGGAAATATCACGCTAAATGCCGGGGAAGATATAAATATAGAATCTGCGGGTAACATGAATGTGAATTCTGCTGGAGATATGAGTGTGAATTCCACAGGAAATATGAGCGTAAGCTCCACCGGCAGCATGGATGTAAATTCTGACGGGGATATGAGTGTAACATCTAATAGTAATATGGATGTAAACTCCACGGGAAGCATGACAGTGTCTCCTACGGGAGTATTTACCGTTGTTAAGTCTGGTCCGGCCACACCAGCTACTGGGCCGTTGAACTGTTTACCTAAATGTTTGTTTGCGGGTCCGCGGCATGGCGGAAACGCAGTAAATTAGGAGTATTATTATGGCAATGAACACAAATGACCTTAAAACAGCCCTATATGCTCAACTTAAGAGTGATATGTGGCTTTCGGATTATGGTGACGATGAACTTGACAGCCTCAGCGCGTTCTGCGGGGCTATATCGAATGTTTTATTAAACTATATAACAGCCAACGCTGTAGTAACGAGTGATACCATATCAATCGGTTCGCTAACCGGTGGTACGCTAACGGACGGAAGAATAGAATGATTACGTCACTAATACCCGATAACGCGGCGGAAATTGCCCTTGCTAAGCTATTAGCCCTAACGCCGTTTGTGGGTTATATTGGGGATATTGATTCCAACAGCAGCGCAAAAGATTTATTGGGTAAGAGCGCGATTATCTTTGTAGCGTCGTCTTTATTTACGCAGACATACCAAGGGATGACGCGTAAGGCGTCGGGCAGATATATAGATCACGAGGTAATCAACGGGCCGCCCGTTACGGAGTACACAGGGCGAAGCCTTAAGGATATGGATATTGAAATTATGTTACACAGCAAGTTGTGTATGGATCCGCTGTCTGCCTATGAACGACTTGAAAAAGCTTGTGACAGCGGCAGGCCGCAACTTGTATTTCTGGAAGGGAAAAATTACGGTGGGTATACAATCCGAAGCCTTGAGGGTGAAACTACCCATTGGGCGTATGGGCGGCCGGCAGTAATGCAAATCAATATGACAATGAGGGAGTATATATCGTCATTGCCGACAGCCGCAGACCAAAAGAAGCGCGAAGATGAACTGCGGCGCGCCGAAACAGGGAAAGGCGGCCCGGATAGATTGCCGGGTACGGGCGGTGCCACGACACCACTTGCGCTAACGCCAGAATCTTTATCAGGATTTGTAAAACCACTATGACAACACAAACTGAATACGAAGCTACCGGTACGCCGCTGACGGACGTAGAGATTGCTGTCGGCGGGTGGCGTGAAATTGCCCAAAATATTAATACCATAATCTCTACGTGGCGGGGAAGCGTATTTCTTGACCGGCTATTTGGGATTGATTCGGCCATAATCGACCAGCCGGAAAACATGGTATTGGCTAATTTGTCCATTGACCTGACGAATCAAATTAATATGTATGAGCCAAGGGCAGAGGTTACGGGAGTGAGTTTCAATCATGATGATGTTGGTACTGGTACCATAACGCCATTGGTAAAGTTTAGAATAAGAGAGGGTACATTATTATGAACGATAGTAGATTTATAAAATTAGACGATAACGCAGATAATTTTTACAGCCTGCCCTACTTCGCTATGGGCATTATTAACCGTGAAGATATAACCGCTGCATTGACGCGGATGTGGGATGATTCCGAGGGTGATTCAACTGCGTTTATAACTGCCCTTGTAGACTTAATCGAACGCCAAAATGCATTGGCCGGCGCTGATTCCGCCGATGTCACGGCATCGGTTATAGCTATGTATGAGGCGATTCAGGGTGTAGTTCTGTATCCCGGAGACCCCGTTCGTTTATTTTTATCTACTCTGGCGGCAGTTATTTCAATGCAAAACGCGGTATCTGACTGGACACAAAAGCAGAACTTTTTACAACACGCAACCGGGCCTTACCTTGACGCTCTCGCCTCATTTTTGGGAGTTTACAGACTTGACGCTCTTCCGGCAAAAACAACTTTACTCTATACGCTTGGGGCCGTCCGCCCTCTACCTACAGTTGTGCCAATAGGTACACGGGCGACCGCAGACGGTCGGATATTTTTCGCAACAGACTCCTTATTGGTTATTCCTGCTGGTGAGCTTTCCGGTGAAGTACATGCGACCTGTCTAACTTATGGGGTGGAAGGTAACGGCTTGCTTCCGGGCCAAATAGTCCGCGCTGTTGACGTTGTGGCTTTCGTTGGATCGGTAACTAATACTACAGAATCGGACGGCGGATCAGATATAGAAACTGATGACGCTCTCCGAAGCAGGGCGCGGATGGCCCCTGGGCAGTTCTCAACGGCTGGGGCGCGTCTGTCATACGTCTATTGGGCGCTGACAGCCCACGGAAACATATACGACGTGTCAGTAAGCGGCCCTGAAGACCGAGGCGGTGAACGCTTAGGCGAGGTTGACGTGTTTGTTATGCTGAAAGGCGGCGGAATACCTGAATTAGACAGCCCGGAACTTGAGGCCGTTGAGAACGTCCTAAATGGTGAAAAAATACGGCCGTTGACGGATAAAGTAAACGTTTTACCCATAAACGCCCAAAATGTAGACTATACATTAACATGGTATATAACCACGGAACAAGCTACACAATTTGCTGCGGTACAGGAAAGGATACAAAAGGCAGTAGAAGCATACGAGGCATGGCAAACAGAACGCATTGGGCGCGATATAAACCCTGACCGGCTTGTACAGTTATGTCTTGCAGCAGGCGCGAAACGTGTTGAGGTTGATGGGTTGGAATTTACGCAGTTGGGGCGTGATACCGTTACGCATATCAATAGCAGTGAAATCATTTTCGGGGCGGTAGAAGGTGACTAATACAAATTTATCAAACTTTAAGTTTAACGATTTATTACCGTCAAGCGTCAAAGATGCCGCAAAGTTTAAGGCCGCGTCCGAATGTCTTGATAAACTGTTTGACAGGTTTGACGAACGTGTTAGAATGATGTTGATATACTCTCGGATTGATGAACTCAATAATCAACAGCTTGACGATTTAGCATGGCAGTGGAACATAGGGTATTATGAGGGATATTCGTTTGCACAAACGCTTGAAGATAAACGCGCGTTAATTAAACACGCCATACAGTTGCATTGGCATAAAGGTACAAAATGGGCGTTGGAAAGCGTTCCTATATTTTTGGGAATGCCTGCATTTACCGTTGAATGGTTTGAGTCGGATTTATTAGGTACATATATGAATCCTTATGAGTTTGATATTGCCATTGACACAAGCGTTCGAGGCGCGTCCGATACATTACATCATGAGATACGCGAGCTAATAAACAATCTCAAAAATGTCCGTTCGTACTTGAGGCATGTTATCTTGATGATGTCTTGGAAAGTAACCGCACACTTTGGCCTAACGAGCCAGAATGTGAAGGCAGGAAAGGTATTGCCATTATTGTGGAAAGGCGATACAACAAAAATTAAATATGGTCAAGCAGTAGTGGGTAATTCTGTTATAACTGGCCGCGTAAACCCTAAATCATGGCCGGGATCTGAAGTAACAGTTAAAAACTACAGAATAATAGGCGGTTATTCAGCTATTTCAGGCCGTGTTAATCCTAAACATTGGGCGGGTGATAATACGGCCATCCAATACCGCAGAGGTGTATACGGCGGTTCCGTGGTGTCAAATCGCATACTTCCTAAATCGTGGAGTGGTGAAAATGTTACTATACCGCTCGGCAGGGCAGTCGGCGGTTATTCAGCAACAATATCAACGGCCAGGCCAAAGAGATTAAAAGGTGTCAAATTTTCTGTAAAAAACAATAGAATGATAGGATGTTATGGCGCTAATATTGGCACTGTATATCCGTTAATACCATAGAATATACTATATGCTATATTGTGCATTATACAGAATATAATGATAAACATTATATTATAACATATACCTTAAGTGAAGGAGGCAGTAATGGCAGAGGAACAAACTTTTTATTCAATACTTACCCCATACGGTAAGTCTGTAGCAAACGCGGCGTTTAATGGCGGCCCGTCCGTACAGCTTGCGCAAATGGCTGTTGGTTTCGGTACTCAAGATAATGGCAATGGCGGTTATGTTCCTGATGTCAACCAGGCTGACCTGCTAAATGAATGGTACAGGTTCGACCTGAATTCTCTATCTATTGACCCCGATAATCCGGCGTGGTTAGTTGCTGAAGGGATAATTAGGGAAGATGTTGGCGGACATTGGATTTCCGAAGTATCAATCATAGATACTACGGGGGAAGTAATAGCCATATCTACGTGGCCGCCGAGCTATAAGTCTACTCTTCCCGAAGGCAGTTCGTCAGCGTCAGTTATCAGGATAGTTATTGAGGTGTCCGATACAGGAAATTTTGAACTTGTAATAGATACTTCTCTTGCGCTTGTGACACGTGATGAATTTTTATCTACTATTGAAAGCCTTCCCGCCAACCTAATAAGCGAGGACACGCCTAACTATCTTGAGTTAGGCAGTGACAATAAACTGTTAGTGTCCAGCGGCGGCGGCGGCCCAACATTAACCTCGCCCACAGACCTAACCATAGCGAGACAGGACGGGCAGCTAATTTTATCGTGGAATCATTCAATAGCCGCGTCAAACGCCGGAACGAGAATAGTGTATAAGGCAGGGAGTTATCCGATAAATATCAACGACGGCGACGCTTTTGATGTGGCCGGTAATCCCGGCGACGCTGGAACTGCGACAGTAGGCGGCCTGACAAACGGAGAAACGTATTATTTTCTGTTGTTTGCGTTTGACACGTTGCTAAATTTTTCGCTGCCGATACAAGGCAATGCCGCGCCGATTGAGGATGTTGGCCCCGTGTCTAACTTTGCCGCTGTTCCAAGTGATGGAGTAGTTAATCTGTCGTGGAATAATCCGGGCGGGACGTGGACAGGTACGACAATCGTGAGAAATGAAAGCGATTACCCCGCATCGATTACGGATGGAACTGTGCTCGTTGATGGCGGTATTGTATCGTCTTATTCTGATAGTGCCTTGAATAACGGAACGACGTATTACTACCGCGCATTTACAACCAACGGCGTAAATATTAACGATTCAACGGCTGGGCAGCAGATTTACGCCACTCCGTCGCCGTATAAGATATTTGGCTCCCGCTGGAATAAGAACGCCAGCCCGACAGCCCTGACACGTATAGAAGATTCCGTTGGCCTTGGCTTCACTCCTGCCGTTAATGGTATCGGCGGCAGTTCGGACTTCGACAGCCAGCCGATATTTCAGGATATTCGACTCTGTAATGTTGTTAACGGCGCGGTCACTGCATACCAGGGCGACCCTGGATTTTCGCGTACCCCGGCATCCGGCGACGTGATGGTTGAGATTCCTAAATTTTATTACAAAGTCGTCGATGACACCAACACCCGTGATTACCTGATAAGTGACGCGCAAATAGATAATACCTGGTTGGTATCGCCGCGCCACGCTCCGACAGCGGCAAACCCCAACGGTTTCGATAAAATCTACGTGTCAGCCTACACTCTTAACAGTAGCTACAGGTCAATGTCCGGCAATCAATCAGCAGTTAGCATGACACGCGCCACAGCACGGACTAATTGCGCGGCGAGGGGAAGCGGGTATTCGCAATACGATTATACTACTTATGCTACTATCCAATTATTATATTTAATTGAAGTCGCAGACTGGGACTCGCAGGCAGCAGTTGGGCAGGGCAATGTTGGTACATCCGCCCAAATCAATACCGGTGACACTGACGGCATCACATTCCACTCCGGTTCAACGGTCAACACCGGCGTACAGACAGGCACGGTCAAATATAGGCACATGGAAAATCTCTGGGGCAACATCTATCAGTGGGTAGACGGGATAAATATCAACGATCAGCAGGCATATTTAGGGTTTGACCCGTCGCAATATGCCGACGATACAACGACTAATTACAACGCAGTATCGTACACCAATTATGCTACAAGCGGAGAATTTATTAAACAGTTGGGGTTTGATCCGAATTATCCGTTTGCGCAGATGTGCGTTGAAGGTGGCGGCTCTGATGGAACGTATATCCCAGATAGATACTATACATCAAGTGGTTGGCGTGTCTTGCGCGTTGGCGGTTCTTGGAATTATACTACTTACATCGGGCTGTTCGCGTTCTATGGTATCTTTGCATCTACGGTCACCTATGCGAGCGTCGGCTGTCGCCTCCTTTTTTTACCTTGATTTTGGGGGGAATGGGGGGACTTGTCCCCCCAGTGTTTTAGTTGGTGGTTGACTTTGATTTTGATTTTGATTTTTACTCAGTATCCGCCGAAGGCGGTCGATTTTTTTTGAGGTTTTTGTAGTTTGATTTTGCAGTAAGGGGGTTGGTTGTTGGTGGTTGGCGTGTCTTGCGCGTTGGCGGTAATTGGAATAATACTACTAACAACGGGCTGTTCGCGTTCAATGGTAACAATGAATCAACGAACAACAATGCGAGCGTCGGCTGTCGCCTTTTTATTTGCAGGAAGCAGTAATAGCAGTAAAGCGACCGATTCCTTGGCACTTGCCAAAAATTATTTGCGGTAAGGCGCGGTTTAGTAGGCCGTAAGGCTCGAAAAACCGTGAAGCAAATAAGGACGTTCCGTTAAAGGGCGTACCTTTATAACAATCTTTAACCTGTAGGAGATGTAATGAAGCGTGCAGGTAATCTGTACCAAAAGATGTTTGATCCATATTTAATTAAGTGGGCAATCTGCGAAGCGAGTAAAGGTAAGCGTGGCCGCGCGGATGTTAAGCGCGTTCTCGCCGACGAAGATACCCATGTTAAGAAAATACAGGATATGCTCGTCAATGAAACTTATAAGCCATTACCGTACCACGTATTTATGCGGTACGACCATCTGAATAAAAAGACGCGGAAAATACAACGCCCGTCTTTTTTCCCGGACCAGATTATACATTGGCTTATAGTTATTGTGACAAACGATGTATTTATGAAGGGAATGTACTTTTGGAACTGCGGGAGTGTCCCAGGGCGCGGCATTAAACACGGTTACAATGGCGTAAAACGGTGGTTAACGGATGACAAGAAAAACACTAAATATACGCTCAAAATGGACATTAAAAAGTATTATGACAGTATTCCGCAAGACAAATTGATGGCCGTGATCCGCCACAAGATTAAAGATGAGCGGATGATAGCGCTTATTCAAAAAATAGTTGACACTTCGGATACAGGTATTCCCATAGGGAATTATACATCACAGTGGTTTGCCAACATTTTCTTGGAATCTTTGGATCATTATATTAAAGAGAAACTAAAAATAAAATACTACGTTCGATACATTGACGATATGGTATTATTCGGGTGTAACAAAAAAGAATTACATAAAACTCGAAAAGCTATAGGCAAATTTTTAGAAACAGAACTTGGCCTTAAACTTAAAGGAAATTGGCAGGTATTCAAGACCGATTCTCGCGGCGTTGATTTTCTTGGTTTCGTTTTTTATAGAACGCACATTAGATTAAGGGCGCGTAATTTTCTGTCGCTTGTTCGTCAGGCGAACAAAGTTAAGAAAATGATTGCTAATAAGGTGACGATTCCCTTTAAGATAGCAGCAGGTCTACTTAGTCGTATGGGGCAATTACGCCATATTAATTCGTTCAAATTATGGGAAAAATATATAAAAGGTATCAAAATAAATCTATTAAAGGAGGCAGTTAGAAATGAAAGTAAAAGGCAGTTACTCGCCGGAGCCGTTTGAGTATGAAATTGTTGGCAAAGAGGTATATTTACACTTCTTTGAAAACGTGACTACATCTAATGAAGTCAACGAAGATAACAATCCTGTCATTGGTTGGGAGTTTGACAGGTATACTATAAAACGGCCCTTTGATAGCGGGTTGATTCAACGTATTGAAGGTAATATAGTTGATTGGTTAGAAACGGCCCGGCAAGAGGAAATAAGCAATAAGGCAACAAGTGTGCGTTCGCATCGGAATAAACTGTTGACCGATACAGATTGGACGCAATTAGTGGACGCGCCCGATGATAGTAATATACGGACTGCGTACAGAACATACCGTCAAGCGCTGCGGGATATTCCCCAGCAGCCCGGATTTCCGTATGAGGTGGAATACCCGGAACTTGAACTGTCTGTAGCTTAATAAAATACTAAATATTGGAGAATCGTAAATGGATACTGCACCTTTAACCGCCGCCGCGAATGCTGTATCCGGTGTCTCCAATCTTTGGCAGGTGTTATTTGCCTTAATTGTGTGTATGTTTAGTGTGCTTGGCGTTTGGTTATGGCGTAAAACTGGAGAATCGCAAAAACTAATTGCTGAAAAAGAATCAGCGGAAAAAGCGCGTACAGAAGTTCGTAAGATGGAGCGCGATAAACAGTTAGCGGAATTAGATCATAAATTTACTGCATCCATAGCGGAATTAACGAAACAAGTGGAAGAGGTAAAAAAAGCATTAGAGCGACATATCGAAACGCACAAGGAAAAAGATAGCGATGTGCAGAGAAGCATTAATAGTATAGATACAAAGATCGTAAAAATGCAGAGCGATTTCCATAGTATAGACGTTAAATTGGCGAGAATTGCTACAATATTAGAAGAGAGGACGCTAAAAGTAAATGAACTCATTACATGATATTATTTACGCGGTATTCGCGGTTTGCCTTATAATTGGCGCAATTTTTTATTACAAATCGGCCATGAAGAACATTCGGCTGACCGAAGAAAAGGCACATTTTGAGATACAACTGCGAAACGAGAGGGAAGAAAGGCAGAATTTGGAAGCCGCGCTTGAGAAGCAGAACGCGGCAATGGAAGCGATGCGGCTTGCCACTGTGAAAGTCGCTGACGAGATTGCGTTGGTAACAAAAACGTATACCGTGAAAAGAACGGAAGTTGTTGAAAAATTAGAAAAGGACAGCAGTTGTGAAAATCGAATGTCTATTATTGACGATGTTATGCGCGTTTATCACGGGTTGCGCCCCGAAGACCGTGATAAAGCCCGTAATTACGTACCGTGACGTGATGATACCAGTACCGTGCAACGTATCTGTACCGGCACGTCCGTCATACAACCCTGACGTGGTGATGGGTGTTGTGGATTTGGTTGAGTATACTGTTAAATTGGAATTATTACTTAAAACTTGTACAGGAGAAGAGTAAATGACGTTACGACAAAAACAGAGCGAATTTGTACTTATGGTGGCGCGTCTGATCACAAAGGCGCATGAAATGGGCTATGAACTGACTTTCGGAGACGCATACGCGACCACGGGGCATAAGGCTAAAAGTTTGCATTATGAGCGTTTAGCTATTGACCTGAATTTATTCAGGGATGGGAAGTTTTTAGATAAGACCGAAGACCACCTGCCGCTCGGTGTCTATTGGGAGAGTATCGGCGGGGCGTGGGGCGGGCGGTTTAACGATGGGAACCATTACTCGCTCGAACACGAAGGTAGAAAATAATCATTATTTAATGATTTTAGCGGCACATGGCACGGAATCCACAGGGTATAATACCCGCACCCTATCCGTGCCATGTTACTGCCTTAAAATAATAGATATTGGCCGGAATTGACGGCACTAATTGCCCGTATTTTTAGAATTTGTCACAAGCAAATCGACAACATCGCGCCGAACCTTGCGCCGTGCCCCAAACTGCACGGATTCAATTTTTCCGCTTGCAATCCAATTACGCACGGTTTCGTCCGTTACGCCGATTTTGGCCGCAATATCTGCCGGCGACAGCCATTCTTTGGGAGGTTCCTTGTTACCTTTTAAATAGTCTTCAGCGTCTTCCCGCCGTATACGCCGGGTTACGCCGAACCTTGCCGCCGGTATCTTACCCTCGTCAACCCAGCGCCGGGCAGTCGGGGTAGTTACCCCGCATAATTTTGCTAATTCAGTTGTGGTCAGCCATCCGTCTTTAGTCATATTAACATCTCCAACAAGGTAACATAATACATTCTTTTTGTAAAAATAATATATATTTTTCCTTCTTTAATTTTGGGGCGCCCTCCCGTCCCTGTGAAATGTTAAATTAATTTATTGCCAACAAAAATACAAAATTATAAATTACCACTGCTCTGGCGTATGACAAATCCTATCGTCACAAACACTCTTATGCCATGCCTTGCCATCCATCCCAGCCCTCCGCATATTATACGTCTGCTGCACCCAATGGTCGTTACTGTAGGTGTCCAATACGCCAATAACCTTAATTCGGCTGCTGTCGATATATCCAGCACCCCGGAGCGCGTGCGGGGAAAACTCGGCGATAATAATATTTTCCGAGCCGTCCTCTTCTACGGTGTGGGCAACTTGTAACTCTCCAAACGCCCGCATATACTTAACAATGTAGTAGTCCATCTTTACATCCTTTCCATGATGGGTGGCTCGCGCCCCCGGTTATTGGTTAGTTGCGCGGTTCAAACCGAAACTCAACGTTTGGGTATTCGGCAATTAGCGTCATCTTCATGTCGCCCAACCCCATATTTCTCTTTAAAGCCTCCTCAACAACGTCGCAGATGAACGTGCCGAATAGGTAGGCATTCATCGCCTTTGGCTGTCTTTTTTGTGATTTCATAATTTACATCTCCTTGTTTTTAGGTTTTGTTTTTGGCGTTTCTCACGCTCTCTATATATAAGTATAATATATTTTCCATAAAAAATCAATAGTTTTTTTCATTTTTTTGATTTTATTTTCATTTTTTTGATTTTCGGACGGTGTCGCGCTGAAATTGGCGCCGTGCCGATCTTCCTTGGTGTGTACAGGCTTCGCCAACCTCTACGCTCCATAAATTTGCTTATGGTTCGCCAACTGACCCCCATAACACGCGCGATTTCAGACCTCGACATCCCGCAATCAATAAGAGTTTTTACCGTATCTGCACGGGGTTCTAATTTGCTTTCTATTGCTTTACGCGTTGCTCGCTGCTGTGGATAATCTTTCATGCTTATCCCTATGCGGAATATCTCCCGACGCACTGTATCCCGCGCGACGCCCAACCGTGCGGACATTCGGCGTAATGTGTACCCATCTTTTACCAGCTTGGTTATTTCTTTGTGGCGGTCTTTGAGCTTGCGCTGGCCGGTTGAACCTTTTGGCCGCCCCAACTTCATACCCTCAGCCCGTTTACGCGCAAGCGCTTCTTTAGTCCGTTTGCTTATCATGTCACGCTCCACCTCAGCAGCCAGCCCAAACGCAAACGCGAGAACCTTACTCTGCATCGAATCATCAAGGCGGTAATTATCTTTAATTGTCAATACGCACACGTTTCTTTCAAGCAACTCTTTCAGAATCTCCATAATCATATACATAGACCGCCCCAACCGAGATAACTCGCTGCATATAATCGTATCGCCTGGCCGGACAATGTCTAACAGTATTCCCAGCTTGCGCTTCTTCGGGTCCTTGGTTCCTGATATTGTTTCCTCAACGTAATTATCAATAACCAACCTTTGCCGCCGGCAATAGTTATTTATCTCAAACTTCTGATTATCGTTATCCGATTTGTTTGTAGATACCCGCACATATCCGTATCTCATGTTATCCCTCCAGTAAATGTAGTTAAAAAATGGCGGCCATCATTCGGATTGCCCCATTATTTCAGGAGTTTACCAATAGATGCCGCCTTGCAGTAATTCGAAGATTAACTTTTACAATCTGCTATAATCTGCTACTTAATCAAATAACAAACTTTACACCGCAGCGCTTCCGGTACGCATATTTTATAGCCTTCCTTGCAATAACGAGGCGGCTTTTGCTTTTCAGGGTAACTACAGCCGTTGCTAACCCATATTCCGCCCTCGTGTTCACATTTGTCCGCGCCGCGAATGTCATCTGGCTTGAATGTCGGGCATTCTTTTTTAATGGCAACGCCGCATACATGATACTCATGCGGCACTGCCCTACTCTGTATGTAGTTCATTCATCGCCCTCTCCCTTATTATCGTCATTATCGTCATCGTTCTTGTCATCTTTATCAACATCGTCAGGATGGAGCTCGCAACCTATCCATCTGGCCAATTCATTTTTATCATACTCTAAATTATTATATACATCATATATTAACGCCATTTTTATGATGTCTTCAGCAGTTCCACCTACCTTGATTTCGGCGAACGTTTTTCCAGTGTATTTGACATACAACATATCCAACATTTCATTTTCTACATGGTACCAGCTCTCAAAATCACCATCATCGTAGGCATAGAAAAAACAATCAGGTGCGTCAAATTTACCGGTCAATTTTCGGTCAAGATAATATTCAGCCTTTTCTTTCGACTTAATAGCTTGTGGTTTTCGTTTTTCGTTTTCTTCATCTTTTTGTTTTTGGCGTCTTGCTTCGTACTCGCGCGCTGCCTCTTCACGTTGCAGACGTTCCTCTTCCGTTTCTTCGTTGTCATCATCATCATCACTATACGAATTAGACCAGCTTCCGCCATTATTTACACCGCTTGCGGCCAGACGCTCGGCGCGTTCTTTTTCGCGCGCCTTGCTAATTTCATCGTAAGCAATGCTATCCTTTTCACGATAACAATCAACATCAGGGCAATTATTATCATCAAATATATCGTCAAACAGGCTTGCCTGTTCCTTGTGCGGACACGCGGTACACGCCGGCCAAACTTTTCCGTCATCGTCGGTATATTCTTTATTAATATCAAAATCTTTCTCGCCTTTCAAGTCCTTCATAAAATAGTCCTTGATTTTTGGGAGAAATTCCCGCGCCGTTGACCCATATAGCACATTCTTGTAATTGTTCAACAGGCTATCTATAACGTTACGTGGAAGTGTACACAATACCAATGCCTTTGCTATGCCGATGTCTCCGGAGTCAATGTCTTTGAGCGCCGCCTCCGGCAACGTCAAAAGTTGAATATATTGATAAACATGCGCCGGCGACCGTCCGACACGTCGAGCGATTTCATCGACCGGCAGTCCCAACTCGTCTCGCATACGAACATATACGTCTGCTATTTCAGTCGGGCTAAGGTCAACACGGTGAAGATTCTCGGAAATCTGTATTTCCAGGGCGCTGCGGCTATCCAAGTTGTCGTATATAATTGCCGGCACGTCTTCGCATTCCGCAATCGTGGCCGCCGCCAAACGCCGGTGTCCGGCAATCAACTGATATTTGCCGTCCTCAGAATGGGTATCATTAACTATAAGCGGTTCTAATATGCCGATCTGCTTAATGCTGTTAGCCAATTCCAAAATTTTAGGATCGCTCTCCGGTGTAATCATGCCTCGCCGGATGTTCCTGTTGATACCAATAGTACCGATAGGTACCATTTCTGTAGTGTGGCCGCCAAACGTTCCAGCCGCCTGTTTTACTTTTGATGTTGCTTTTCCGGCGTTCTTTTTGGCAGACTTAGCGCCCCCCTTATTATCTGCCGATAGAATGGCCGTTCCGGTTTTGCCTCTTGCGCAACCGCAGCTTGTTGTGTGGCCATTTTTCAAATTAGAGCCAGACACAACCTTTTCTTTGCCGCACTCGCAAACGCAATTATAATTGCGCTCACCATTCGACCGGCGCGTTGCCGCTTCAGATACCACGGTCAACCTACCGAATTTTTCACCAACGATTTCCTTTTTCAATTTACTACTCCTTTCTAATGATTATAAGATATATTTCAAATTTGTTGACTTTTCTTATTTTAACTGTTACCGTTCTCCCGGTAACATTAATACTTTTGCATTGATTGATGCCCCACAAACCGGTATAAAACCATCCGACAAGTATGTCTTTATTTTTTTCATTGGAAAATCTGAATATGATATTGTCTGTCGCTGTAATATGTTTCCGTTGCCGTCTTCCCCACGTAACAGATAAGCGCATTTTCTTGCCCCGATATTTAGCATTTTTTCTAATATCCAAATCTGAAACTGACAATCCTTAATCGCTCTGTACTGATGGCTGAAAATAGCGTCAATTAACCACTGAGCATTACACAGTTCGGCCATCCGCTTTACGCCATCCGTATAGTACCCGTCTATTTTGCATGTCCGTGGGCTCCGGTGCGTGTAGTAGTTAACTGTTCCGTGAAATCGTTCAAGTTCGGCAACAATATCATCAGGACTTATTGATTTAGATTTTGTTCCAAATATTGTGTCCATACCTTTTCCCTTTCCCAGCAACATTATAGACGCCGTGGTTATTCACTTAATCCATAAATCATTTTAATTTGCAAGGCTTTTAGGCCACCATTCATACCTACAATATTCTTACTTATAATTCTCTCAACTAAAGCGTCTTTTATTGGATTCGGTACACTCTTTAACGCCGCTTCCAGGCCAAATAGCGTGTCATTATTATCAGCACCGAGTATCCACAATTCCTCAAAAAAACTGTAAATGCAATTTATAAGTTCCTCCCAAAGCAAGTCGTTCGGCCCGACTGCAATTTCCAATAGATTAGCGAATTTTTCCACTACCTCTACAGCTTCTGCACATGATTTATTAACTGTCATTTTATTTTCCTTTTAAGACGTTATGCTACAATATCCGCCACATTCACCCCCAAGGCACCTGCTATCTTGTTTACCGTCCTGGGGCGTACAGATTTAGACTTATACCTCAGAGCGTGTAAACTTCCACAGCAGATACCCATTAACGCCGCCAAATCCTTATAAGACAGATTGCGCTCCGCGAGCAGCACATCGATTTTATCGTTGTTGATTTTCAAATTTTACCTCTGCACATTATTGTATATTGTATATTGTATATGTTTATATTATTTTTCTTAATGCTTTATTATATTATTACCGATACTTTTGAGAAATTTCTCAAAATATTTACGGCTTCTATATTAAATATAATATAATATTTT